GGGAGCATGAACTCCATATCCTCTGGCTTTATGTCTTCGGTGAGCCAGTCGTAAAACTTAGCGGCTTGCTTTTTGTATTCTGTTAGCCACTCGTCATCACGTTTGATCTGACGCCATTCAAGTCTGGCTCTGACACCAAAGAATACTGGAAGCCAACAGAACTGTGTGTTGGTTACAAGCATGTGGTGCTGGCATTGAGGAGCGTACATATCAGCAAGCTCGTCTATGTTCATAAAACCCCAGTGAGTCTTTGCCTCTACGACATGACCAGTTGATGTCATTGCGTCTGTGGTTGAGTGATAGAAGCCTTTGTCAAACTCAGCACCCCAGCTTTGTATCTTGATCTTTGCCGCTTCTGAAAACTTGTCGATGACAAAGCTCTCCATAAAGCTGCCAGCATCAATGCGTAGCCTTGCAGCCTTATCGAACTGTATTGGCTCACCGCCACGTTTCTGATCGATAAGTGCTTGCCATCCATACACATCAGATTCATAGATGGTTTTTGCATCAGACGAGCCGATGTATGTTTTGCGTGCTTCAAGCTGCGTTGCTGTCAACGACATATGGTTCCTCCAGACATGGGATTGAGTCATCAATTGGATCTGGTTCAGTGATCTCGTTCTCAAGTGTCCAGCTGGTGGCTGATACATCGATGAACTTTGATCGTTTGAACTTTGAGTTTTTGCCGAATGTTTGTACGGCGTCAGCAAACTCATCTGCCTTGCCAGCTTGCAGCATTGGTGCAATTTCTTTGGCAAGCCAATTGAAGTGTTGTTTAGTTAATTTTGACATTGCTTTCTCCCTTTGACTAGATATCTAGGCATATATGGTAAATTTTTATCTTTGGCTTATCAAACTAACTACCTTACCAAGAACGTCTACAAGACCAATATCCAACGTTTGATACCGCTTTGTTGATCTCGCAATGAGAATATGTTCTTGAAGTTCATACACAGCAATTGATGTTGTGGTTTTAATAAGCAGCTCATCACCTGATTTATAATCAGCATCAGGGTCGACATGAACCATATCGCCTTTTCTATATCCCGCTAAATCCATTGTATCCCACTGCACAGGGATGGCAAAAGCATTGGGGCCAAACTCCCCAAAAGCCGTAGTTGTTTTGTTTGTACTCACGAGAGTCCCCTTTTTAGTACCCATAATCTGCAACATGACAGGCTTAATTTTTAGGCTACTATCAATGGAATAAAGCTCGGGAAAAGTACCAGATACCTTCGATAGCTTAGTAATAATAGTTGCTGACAACACCCAAGGTTTTTCCTTGATAAACCTTTGCAAAGTAGATGGGGCAACATTAGCTTTTAAGGCCCACTCACGAGCAGACCAATTGTTTTGTTTAAGTGTGTTTATTACCCACTCATGGACAATTTCCAAGGTGGCATTGTTAGATGGCATTTTACTCTCCCTAAAAAGCCAAAATTAAAACATTTGTAGGCAAGCACTAAAGAAGGAGGTGCCGTAGGGCAGTCGCACCAGCTTGTAGCAGAATGTGGGTTTGGCCCCATAATCCTTGCTTGTGTATATGAATAATTTGGGATCATTTCAAGCTCCATTTCATGTAATATTATAATGATACTACGCCGATATAAATAAATAAATGGTAAATAATATATTTGACAGTAACTAGAAATCTAGGCATTGTCAAACCATGAAAAACGATATTTCATTTCGTGATAGCCTGATCGAACAGTTCAGAAAGCGTCGATATGAATTAGGCGTATCTCAACCTGTTATTGATGAGCGCATTGGTGTTGCCCCAGGTCTTGTAGCTAAGTGGGAAACTGGGAACAGGAAGCCAACAGCGTTTAATTTGCATTGTTGGGCTGAAGCCTTGGGATGCAAAATCAAATTGGAGGTTGAACATGAAGATATGCGGTATTGACCCGGGACTAAACGGCGGCATTGCATTTATATCTGGTGATTTTATCACAGCAGATAGAGCGCCTATACTGAATGTAACAAAAGGCAAAACAACCAAACGTTTTTTAGATGCTTGGGCAATCATGCGTATGCTGGATGACCAAGACCCAGATCATGTTTATATAGAGAAACAACAAGCAATGCCAAAACAAGGCCTGTCCAGTACATTTGCAACAGGCTTTGGTTATGGTTTGTATATTGGACTGCTTGTTGCTGCTCGTGTTTCATATACAGAAATAAGCCCTATCAAATGGAAAAGAGATTTATCTGTACCATCTGACAAGGATGCTGCACGGAAACGTGCAAGTGAGATACTCCCTGCTGCCAGTGAGCTGTGGCAACTCAAAAGAGATGATGGGTTAGCCGAAGCTGCACTGATAGCTTATTGGGGAGCGACTAGATCAGGCCAAACAATTAACTAAGCCGCCCAATCTGCAAACGGATTGAAGTCAGGCTTCTCGTCAAGATGTTTGACAATTGCATCAATCAAGTCACGTTTCTTTGGGTTGACCTTGCCAACAGCCTTGATGCCAAGTGACTCATACAAAGACTCGACCTGATCGATCTTGTATTTGTTCAGCCATGTAGCATCAGGCTTGAACCAATTGATTACGTTAGCTGGCTCAATGCCAGTTATATCAATAAACTCTTTGTCTTGTGCTTGTGACTTTGTAATGGAGTCTACAAGATACGCAAATTTGAGTTTGGTTCTGTCTGACTTTGACATAGCCATAACAAACTGGATTGATGATATCTCAGCAGCCTCATAATCAATTTTGTATTTGTCTTCCCATTCCTTGATAAACTTTGCAGTAGCTGTCATCTCAAGATGCTCAGGCTCCTCATTTAATGGGAACGCATTGGCATGATCAATGTGAACCTGACCAATACGTTGATCGCCAAATTGTGTCCAGCCACCAATACGTCTGGCAAGAAACATAGCATCTGACATTTTGTCCAAGAACTCATCATCTGATTTCTCAAACAGCATGTCTCTTACATGCTCAAGGTAGTATCCATCAAGCAATGCTTTTTGTGGCTTGGAGTAGTCTGTTGGTGTTAGCGGTTGTATCTCACCTTCTTCAATTGCCTCTTTCTCAAGCTCACGCTCTAGGTCTCTGGCAATGTATTCAGTGTCAATATCAAGAACATAGTTGTGTGTTGTGTACCTAACAATAGCTGTACGGTCTTCTATTCTATGGTCTTCACCAAATGTATGACGCAAATGTTTACACTCAGGAGAGTCCCAATAGAACTGATCCTTAAGATAAATTACATCTGCATAACCTTGCTCTCTCAACTCATTACACTTGGCTTCAATATACTCAGTTTGCAAAGCTTCGAACGGCTCTACATTTGTAATGTAAGCCTCATCACCAAACATGTCTTGCTCAATGCCAAGGTTTTCTTCAAGCCCTTTGATATCAAATAATGCAGCTGACACAGGTATCTTGGAGTTAGTCATGCAACGTTTTGCATAGTCAGGCAGTATACGGCGGTCTTCATTATCATTCAGAAACGTGTCCTGACGATCATGGTTTCCAAGAGTCAAAGCCATAGCCACACCGAGGTTGAACTCGCAATTACGAAACTTTTGTTTGGCAAGAGGCGATAACTCAGACAGAGCTACACGTTGTTGAACCCATTTGTTGGTTTGACCAAATCGTTTTGCAACAGAGTCAAAGTCTTCCTCACCATCAGCGCATAAACCGTTGATAACATCGCACTGGTCAAGCGGGTGCATGTCTTCACGCATCATGTTTGCATGTAAGCCAATCTCTGATTCATTGTCTTTGATCTCTACACAGGAGATTTTAACTGATGAATCTTTGCCATTGATTTTTTGCAATGCAACAAGACGACGGTTGCCATCAATAACATGGTAGCCATTGCCATTTTTCATAACCACAAGATTATGTAACAAACCTTGGGATTCAATTGAGGCGGCGAGTTGATCGATGCCAGACTTTGTGGCTTTAACCTGACGTACGTTTTGTTTGGCTGGTTTTAGTTGTTTGAGCGGTATTTGTAACATATAATCCTCCAGTTAGAAGGGGATGGATTTAGGTAACGCTCTCCATCCCCTTTTGACACCATCAAGCAGCTTTGCTTGATTCAATTGCGTTATTTTTTTCTAGATTTAGAAGTTTCTTGCTCTTTGATTTCAAAGGCGTTTCTGGTGAGAAAGAAACATCAACGGAAACAAATTCTTCCCAGCAATGCTCAAACGATGAATCCTTATCGTTCGTAAATAACTCATTGTCAGGGAATTTAGTTTCTATCTTATCAAGAGTGATTCCACCTGAGGCGACAGCCGCAACAAATGCAGCAAGAAAATGCTCATGTTCTTCATTAGAGCCGATCACAATACGCAAAGACGGATATTCTGTGGAAAGCGTCATTTTGGTACGCATTTAGTCCTCCATGATTTTGTCGGTGATGTACTTGGAGGCGAAAGCAACGCCAATCCATAGCGGTGCGCCAAGCACAGAAACCAACAGGGTGGGGTTGATGCCAATGCCTACAAGCATCAACAGAATTGTGAGTGATAGCGAAAGGTGGACAGTGACAAACCAGCCGATCCAGCGTGTTTTGTCATTTAGAAAGGCAAGTTGCCTGATTTTGTTGATCATGTGTGTCAGTCTCATTTATCTGAGGCGGTGGGCCGTATTTTGCGGTGTAGCAGGGTTCGCACATTTCGTGGCAAACCTCTGTCGGGTCAAGGGGATCTCGGTCGTAATACCAGCCTGATCCATCGCATTTGCAGATCATGCTTCAATAATCCCTTCTCTAATCATGTCTTGGCAGCGGCGACCAAACCAACCTTGGAGGCGGTATGCATATCCACTGTCATGTAGGTATTGCCATGCGGCTATGAACTCACATGGGCTTTTGGCTTCCTCTACGCCTTCTGCGATGAGGATTGCTATGCCAGGGGTAGTAGTAAAATCATGTGACATATCTAACTCCCTCAACAGTAGTGGGAGGAGGCGTTCGGAATTAGCCTCCCCCCTTCCGTTGCTAGAACGGAATGTCGTCGTCTATCTTTGAGTCTTTGACTGGTGTTGGTGTGCCAGCAGTCGAGTCATCAGACTTTTTGCCGACTAGCTTGAACAAGGCTTGAGGCCCAGCCAGCTTGATCTTGAATGAACGTTGAGTCTGTCCATCTTTTTCATATGTCTCTTGGACAGGGATGCCTTCGATGTAGACCATCTGACCAGCACCGAGGTACTTCTCAATGACACCAGATACGAGACCACCGTTCTTGCCATCCCATGCTTCGATGCGATACCAGCTGGTGTTCTCTACTTTGTTGCCTGACTTGTCGGTGTAGTTGTCATTCACTGCCACAGAAAAGTTGGCGACCTTGATGCCGTTGACATCTTTGATCTCTGGGGCTGCGCCGACGTTACCTGATACTGTAATACGTTGAATATTCATAGTTTCGATTCCTAACTTACGTTACGTTTTTGATTTATCTGACTGAACAGCCAGACACTTAGAAAACCATTGGCTTTCTAATTGCGAAATTCACAAACTTGTGTGAAGGTTGGGGGCGTAGGGATCACGTTACCTGCCCTACAGTGACAGCACTGACGACCTTGCTGCAGCTAACGGTGGCTGTCTCTATGAGGATGATTTGGGTGGAACGTTGACCCAGACCATCCTCAATCCTTGTCGTTGTGGCTTTTTGAAGCCAACGATACGTTTAATAAGCCATAGGACGATTGATATAATACTTCCGGCTATGACTGCGGCCATCATGCCTGCAAACGTTCCGGCGAACATGACGATCAATAGTATTGAGGCACCAACGTCTACAGCTATGTCGAACGCCAGCACTTTTTTGATATCCAGTTTGAACAGTGTGAACAATATGGCGAGGGCTGATGCGATGCCTGCAAGAATGTAAAAAATCATTGACGTACCCTCCCTTGAATAAATTTTTGTGTGAGTTGAAACGTGATTTACCCTTTCTTGAGTAAACCTTCTTCGACTTAACTATCTTTGGCTTTATATGCTTGACCAGCTGTGCAACAGGATTAATCAAGCGTGATGTTGATGGAAAACTCAGTTTGATCTTTTTCATAATACGCTCCGTATCTGAGGCGAAGTAAACGACCCGTGGCCGGCCTCGGTGTTTCAGAACTGACTCCAGCTTCTGGGATTATTAAGGGGTGAAACGCCCTTGATGGGAAAGGGGATTGGGGAAAAGGAACGTTTCCCCAAAGTGTAAACACAAAAAAAGAGAGAGGGGACTAGCCCCTCCCTAAGTGTCAGCTACATCTGGTCAGCTGGTAACTCTACATAACCAGTTTCTCTCATCAGCTTGACGCAATACTCTGGATCATTCTGATACATCTGTTGTGTAATCTTACGACCCTTGGCTTGCATACGTTGCACACGAGGTAGATCTTTGAGTTGTGTGTACTTGCCGCCGTTGAATGAGAAACCAGCGTTGCCGATGATGACAGGTCTGACATCGTGTAGTGCAACCTTGAACGTCTCGTTCAGTGTCCAATACTGACGACGTAGTTTGGCAAGCTTCTCCTCAAGATCCTCTATCTGGTTCTTGGTGATCTCGATGCCAGCATCAGCACGATACGCTGCACGAATCTCGGTCTTCATATCTGAAGCCTGATTGACAACGTTGTCCCGCATCTTCTCAAACATGCGAGGTAGCTGGTCAGCTAGTTTGGCAAGGATGATGACATCCTCACCATCGTCGAACAAATCAGCTACAGCAATCAGACGCTTGGCTAACTCTTTGCACCATGCCTTATGCTTGTCTTTCATAGGTAGTGTGTCCTGGAAGAGTGCAGCTGAGATACGATCTAGTTCTTCTGTGGTAATTTCTTGTTGCATTGTAACGCTCCTTGTGATGATGGGGATGACCTATCGATCACCCCCTAACCTTTGGCTTCCTACTGACTATATGCAGTACGCATCTGTATCAGTTCGATCAGCCGATTGTCGTCGCCAGACTCCATTGCGATATCAATGTCGTCATCGATAGTCGCAAGTGCATCTAACGGCTCGTGATACGACATAACAGTCTGTGCAAGGATTTCATTCTCATCAAAGAGTTCAAGTTGCTTACGCATGGTAACGCTCCATTGTGTAAAGTTAAGGTAAACACGCACACAGGATTCTCTGCGACGTTCTTACCGCTGCCCACACAATGGAAGTCGATAGTCAAGGCCTAGCAGGGATGACCACTTGGGAATCCCCTTGTCAAAATGGATTTTGCGAATAAAGAGCATGCGCAGCTTAATAATAAATAAAATTCGGATTTTGATGCGGACTTTACTTTCGACGCTTGGAACAATCCATTGTGTAACCTGCAAGGATAATGGAACGACGTAGGGCCAATCATGTGTGTGTGTTCTCAACCCACGGCGTGATGAACGCAAGCTTGTCTTGCTATCCTCGACCAAGAGGATTAGCGGTATGCGACACAGCCAATAAGCTGCACTTCGGAACAGCATAACTTGCCCCAGCAAGTTAGGATGTGGAGGGTGCTAATAGCGTGTTTACAGAGTGTTATGGAATGTGAATGGACAGTGTTTGGCTATGTATCTCTATACTACGCCAAGGACGCCAACGAAAGCACTCGGACATGAAAACTGCAAACAAACAACAACAAGATAAATACACAGGCGGAATTGTACCTGTCGCTGAGATCGA